CCCTACACGACGCTCTTCCGATCTGTTCGAAATTACCCACAGCCGAGGTTGACGAAAGGACCCGAACATTTGTACTAAAGAACACTTGTACCACTCGCCCTTAGTGGTACGTTTGCACTACAGAACGCCTGTACTATCGCCTTGAGTAGTACGTTTGTTCTGTTTTAGAACATTTGTACTACTCTCCGGACGTGCTGAAAAGCACCCCAAGCGGTATCAACCGATACAGACGCAAGGGGCGCAAAATTACAAGCACGCATTAAAAAGGGGCCTTATGGCCCCCAGGTGATTTGATTTTGGCTGGAATCAATCCCGACAAGCGGCGCGAGTGATTAGGAGACAGCCGACTGCGCCATGATTCAGAACGTCAGCCGTGAGAACGTCTAGAACTCTCTGCGCCTCGTATGAGTCTGCGAGAGGGTCAGCGTAACGGTCGGCAATCCATTGAGCTAGACGGCGAGCCGTGGCCGTGCTGTGGGCTTTCATGATGCTGCACCCGTGATGGCGGCGTTAGCCTTGCGCTTGCCCGTGCCGTGAGCTTTAAACGCGATCACAACGCGTTTTCCTCGTTTCTGGCAGAGTTCACAGGACGCGCAGTCAGTATCACGGCGTTGAGCAGGGCAGACCATCACGAGATTTCCGGCTGGCGTTCTCCATGCATTGCGCGACTCGTCAGCAGTGACAGCGAGCACGGCAGGCAGTCCGGCAGCAATGGCAGAGTCTGCTGCTTTCTCGGTTTCCGTTGAGACGTTGACGGTTAGGCCGTTTCTGTTCGCGTAACGAAGAAGAGCGAGGTTTTCTCCTAGGTTCAGTGAGTGATGTGTGTAGGTGTATGCGCGAATACTGCGGCAGGCTTTCACCATGCCCTTTATGAACGCGCGAGAGATTCTCCCGGCGGTGTGTGGCAAGTCTCCGGCTTGATTCACGCGCGTTAGCTGCTGCCGTGGCAAGGATGCGAGATCGGCGCAATGATCACGGAATGAAACCCCACGTTCGGCGCGGGTGACCTTGCCCCAGTGGATCGCAAGGGGCCCCGACTCGGCATAACAGCCGTTTTCAAAGAACGGGCAGGATGGCGAACACGTCGCGCGGGATGACGTAGTGACAGGGATCGGGCCTGTCTTGGCGTTGCTGCTTACGCGGGTGAGATGAAAGCGAAGCTTAGAGAGAGACATCGAAGGAAAGCGAAGGGTAAAAGGAAAAGCCCGCGCTAGGCGGGCGAGAAAATTAAAGGGGGAACAGCTCAGGGGAGAGACAACGGGAGCGGGTGATCATATCGGGCCGAACCTTGGCGACAATCTCGCGCAGTTCTGAGGCACGTTGAAAGGGACGGGGACGGCCGACGGGATGCCATGCCGCTTGAGTGATGCGACCAAAGGCGTCATAAGAGACGGTCTGGCGCAGGGTCTCGACTTGATACATAGCGAAAGGATCGGAACGGGAAAGCGAAAGGGAACCGTCCGACTCCCTATATATAGGCCGGATTGGTGGCGATGCGAGAGAAAGCGCCGCAAATTGGGGCGGATTGTCGATTGGCACAGCGTGCGGCCTTTGTGTTCACTATCTCGCGCGGAGCATTGTTCAACATCAGCGAAACGAGCAAGGTGAGATCGAACCTAGAAAACCTGCGAGCGTTTGTGACGCAAGACGTGCGCTGCTGTTTGTTTGTAATGCAAACCTATTTTGATTGCAGTTTAGTTTGATTCAACAATTAAATTAGGATTGCAGCTAATTTAAATAACAAATAGTGCATTTGTACTGTAGAACGCTTGTACTACAGAACATTTGTACTGCAAGCAGTACGTTTGTGCCATTAATAATACATTTGTATCATAGTGCATTTGTACTACCTAAAACCGGCTTGTTTCCGTAACCCCTAAACCGAACCCTTGCAAGAACTTGGCACCCCATAAACCGAAACCTTGCAAGAACTGAGCACTCCTAAAACCGAATGCTTGCAAGAACTTAGCGCAAAATATTTTCCCTAAATCTTTTGTTGAATTCATTTGTGATCGACATTGCAGAGATATCAAAAAACTTGAATTTCGCACTATAGGTCGGCAGCCTTGTTTCAGTCATGATTCTGTATAAACTTCTCCCTCGCTGCAGGAAGACGCCAGGAGATCGATTCTGCAAATTTATCTCTTCAACCGTTTCCTGATTCAGGTAAAAATATCTGTTTTTTACATTGCGTGTCCCGCGACCGCGACGAATACTAGGAAGATCAGCAGAGCTGGCATTACGCAATGCAGCAAGAATTTGCGTGTATTGACCAGTCGACATGTTGCCGTATTTGTTTCGCCTGACGTACTGCGAGCTTGTAGGGACCATGATTCTGTTGGGTGCCAGCACAGGCCCTCCAGAACCCCGAGGATCAAGATCTGGAGTGTTGCCCAGAGCCTTCTGAAAACGTGTTCTATAGTGCTTCCCACCGCGTATTTGAGGATCAAGATATCGGCTGGGTGCGTTGCCCTTAGGAGCATCATCACGCACGAACACACGTGCTTCCAAATCATCCCCACGCTGCTTAGGCTTGTCGTACAGAAAGCTGTTGATTGTAAAAGGGACAGGATTATTGAAAACACTTTTTGCCTCATCCTGTAGGCGCTTGCGTGTTTCAAATAATGATTGATTTAATGCAATGCTTGCTGCGCGAGGGATTTGAACTTTATCTAGCTCATTTAGCTTGCCGAGCATTTCTTTCGGATCAAAAGCAATGTACATGATCCTGCCGCAATGTTTTCAGCATAAAAAAAATTCCTTGAGATGGCCAGTTGCAAGCCACCTACAAGGAACCCCTTTCGCTCCCAAATCATAGCACAATGATTGTAATCAGTGCGCCTGGAAGCTCAGACCCGATGCAGTAACGCTTTTCAGCGTTGATACTCACGATGAGCGAATCATCCTTGAGGAGCCCTGCATCAGTGGCAATCCCATCACCAACGGCCCGAATCAGCTTATCAAGATCAGGCTTGACCTGCATGTATTTAGGACTACTCAGCTTGAGCCCTGACTTATTGAAATGCGAGACTGGTCTAGGAAATTTGAAGATGACAGAGAGCGACACAGGGTCTGTGATCTGCATGCGAGGTTCTGTAGCGCGAATGACATCAGCGATTTGTCTGCGCCATGGCTTGAGCTTTTTTGCATTTGAATCGAAGAGATGACCGGATCTAGATACTGACTTGCTGCCCTGAGGAATCGGAATCCCTTCCACGCAAAAACATAACGTCGTCATAATATCTGAAGTTTAAACCAGCGGTTGGCCTCTTTAGTTTGGCAGATTTATAGATCGATGTGATCTGTAGATAGTTGTCATCTGCCGCTTTTCTCAACGACTCATAGATTTTATTTGTCTCAAGGCAGACAATACGGCGTGGCTTTGCAATGCAGTAAGGAGGCTTTGTGTATTTTAAAGCAATATATTCACTCAGATCTACATCGCCAATGAGCGCATAGAGCTTATGATGCGGGATACCCCAAAAATATTTAGGGTTCTTTTTTGCGAAGGTCTTTACAGCGCCAAGGGTCACATATCTGTAATTTGATTTGCATTTGTATTGCACTTGAAGCCCTCGCTTTGTCCAGTACCAAACGCGCTCTTTTGAAATGCCAAGTTTTTTGGCTACATCAGATAATTTGATGTAGTTGTAAATTGGCCTCATATCGTAACCCAGCTCGTTTACTTTTGCTTTGAATGAATCGAACGACCTGTGAGGAAGACCCTTTTCTTTTGTTGTATTTTTAAAAGTCCTGTAAAAGAGTACAGACGGAAGGCAGTTAGCGTGATCGTGAATAAATTGAATCTCTGCTTCAGTCCACTCCTGCCTGTTTTTGTCGCGCAACACCACAGAGCACTTGTAAGAACAAGTTTTCCGTGGTGAAACGCGATTTCTTGAGTCAATCGGAATAACAAAAAGCTTTCCGCAGACCTTGCACTTTCTTCGCGATGGGGTCATTCACTTAACAGTCCAGAAAGGTTTGCCGAGTTTTTTAGGAGCAAGGCCCAACGCAACATTCGTGCTTTTTACTTCTTTAAGATTGTCTTCCGCAGCCTTGACATCCTCGCAGTCGGTGAAGTCATAAGAGATTCGTCCTGAGGAATAGATGTATACAACATCGTCATGCCGAAAGGTGTTCGGTGCGTCAGGATCCTGAACATCGTCAAGATCGCCTGCGACAGCATGAACGGCCAACTGTTGTTGCACAAGCTTTGATTCAGCTTCAAGTGCTTTAATTTGATCCTTGAGGTCTCTGAGCTGCGAAAGGAGAGAGAGAGCATTTGCAGTGTAGTTAGGCATGGAAATCATGATGAGATGGTGACGGGAAATGTTGTGTCCTGCATTACAGTGTTTTGATCACCAGACAGGGGTTCGGTATTGATCCATTGAATACGATTCCAAAGCGGAGCGTATTCTATGAAAGCCTTTTGTTTGGCTTCAAAAAAAGAATTAGCGAAGACGCATTCAAAGACGTTTGCGTCAAGGACTTGAAAATAAAAACGATGCATAGGAATGCATTGCGAAGGGGACTCAGCTCAGTGCTGAGCATAGGACAATCATACATTCATATTGGCGGTTTGGATCATCTCGTACGCCTGAAGCCGCTTAGTCCAATGAGTCTCATGCTGTTTCAGTTCGTCGCCAGCGGCTCCTACGGGATAGGCCGGCTGATCAGGAAAGGCATAGAGCGCCAGAAAGCGATCAACCTGTATGCCGTAGTTTTCTTTCAAGCCCAATCGGTAGGCCTGTAGCTGGCACATGGCCTCGTTAGAGATCTGTTTGCTGGGCTTTGCCTTGCGGGGTGCCTTTGTCTTGAGATCAAGCAGGCAGAATTCCCCGTTGACCTTTATGAGCGCGTCCAGAGTGCCCGCAAATGGCACCAAACTTTCACTGCTGCAGACTTGATGCTCCGTACACACCACGTGATCAAGATGCTTCCACAGGTTGCAAGACAGGAGATGCTCGCACCAAGGCGCGATGTCCTCAGGAATTTCTGGGTTGTTGCCGAGTAGGAACTGCTCAAACCAGTCGTGTATGCGTGAACCGCGTCTAGCAGCTTCATTGCGCGTTTCCTCAGGGTCACCACCCTCTGCCAATATTTTGGCTTTCCAACGCTTTAGCGCATAGCGTGTTGAGTCTGATTGTGTTGCACTCAAGATGCTCGTAACAGAGCTGTATTTGATGTGCGGCTTGTCTTCGTTGAAGTAATAGCGGGCCTGCCCTGCGGGGTTGCGCTGTATGAGTGGTAAAGGCTGCAGCGGCACGAAGAGCAGGCGCTGATGATCGCATGTTAACAGGAATTCAGAAAATGTCAGTGTCCTCCTCGCTTCTGAGCAAATTGCGATGCATGCGATGTGTGTTTTTCACGTTTAGTACATGTTTGCGCCAATCTTGTTCGCATTGCGCCCAGCCGCCCGAGGGTGTGTCGAGCTGCTCCAGCGTCCAGCGATAGTCAAGGTATTGACGCAGTGTTTGCCTAACTGAGCTGAGATCAAAAGCTTCTTTCATCTCACAACAAATCGCGCAAGACATTATTTATAGCAGGCTCAGCAAATCCGTCTTTCGCCGTGAACACACGACTGGCAGGATGCTTGAACTCAGGCTGCTGTTGTTCCTTAGGTGCAAAACGCATGCAGTTCTGCAGCGTGATCCCCTTCCATTTGCCGTTAATCGCAAGTTGAATCTGATCTGAGACAAACGATGCACCAAACTTGTTTTTGATTTTGCATAGCTCTGTCATCAGCAAGGACCATGCGCGATCACCTTTGCTGCCCTGCTTGATCTGCCAGAAATCACGAATGAGATCCTCGTATTGAATCAGATCAGCATGAATTTCACGCCTTGCAGAGCTGCGAGACCCCTCCTTCCTAGGGTTTCCCTCAGACTCCCTTCCGACACCTTCCTCCCCATCAGTGCCACAGGGGGGAAGAATTTTCGAAGAAGCATTTATAGGAGCTTCTTCAAGTGCAAGTTTTTTCTTGCTGTAAATCGTGTCATCTACACGTAGGTGGTCTTCCGCACCAGCAGAGCACGTGGCTAATCTAGCGACACTGTCAAGTGATCTCAAGTAATCCTCTATACACATGCCGCAAAAAGCAGACAGGGAGAGGCTTTTGGGCTTTCGAGATTTGAGAAATTCAAGAAAATCTTCCTGTAAATACAGGCAAAGGCGTTGTGTCATTTTGAGCCGTATCGGCATGAAGTGTACTGTCTTGGCACGTTGCATGCCTTGACGACACGAAGCATGCCATGACGGCACGATGTGTGCTGTTGCGTGTCATGGAATCGAAACTTGCTGCAATCCCGGAACTTGGTGTTAGGCTATGCAGGTCAGAACTTCATACGTTCTGTAGTCCTTTATTCACCCGCATGAAACTCCCCTATCTCGCAGGCGTCGTCACAGAAAACGATGTCAGAAAGAAGGGCTCAGGGTCTTACGCCGCAGACTTCGTGTCTTGGGCCAAGATCATGCAGCTCATCAACAAGCACGCTCCAGGCTGGATGCCATGGCTTCTAAAAAACGAAGGCAGTCCAGTCTTTAAGGCTCCAAACGGCACTGCATATCTTCTTGTTTGCTTTGGAACCGACGTGGAGCGGACCCCAGAATGGCCTCAAGCCATCATGGACAATCGCAACAACCCAATCCCTTATGACAAAGTCACGGCGCGTGACATCACTGACACTCATCGTCGCGCCATCTGCAGTGCTGCTGCTGCTTTTTTCAGCCTTGGGTACGAACTCTGGGCAAGAGAGGAATATGCAGCTTCTGAAGCTGTGGCAGAGCCTCCCAAACTGCAAAAGCCCTCTACACCCAATCCCCCAGCCCCGCCTACAACTGAAGGAGTACGCGAAGAACTTGAAACTACTTTGATCGAGTTGCTTCAAACCAAATTGGCCAAGGGCGAAACCCTCGTCTACCTTGACACCAAAGCTGATCTCTGGAACCTCAAAAAAGGCGGCAGCCGTGTTCAGCAGATGAACATTGACCAATTACGTGTTTGCATTGATGAACTCTCAAGCAAAAAATACTAAGAGCCGTCCTGTCACTGTCTTGATTGATGAGGATCTAAACTCATTTCTTGAGAAGGACATGGCTGCCAGCCTTCAGGACTCTGATCAAAAAACCTTGTCAAAAGGTGCTTTGATTCGCAAAATTCTTCGTTGCCACTACACCGGAAACTTCAATGTCTGACTATCAATCTGCTTTCAGCGCCCCGCTCCAAATTGTTGAGAACCGCAACAAGCGCACTGAAAAATCTCCTTCGCACAGTGTCGTTTTCAACTTCACTCGTGAGGAGGCTATCAAGGCCGCACAGTGGTTCATGGCAATGGCTGAGCGTGTTGACACTGATAACACTACCTGCAGCATTTGGAACTCTGAAACCAAGTCCGCTGAAGAGTTTCCTGGCTTTGCTGTATGGGCAAGCCTGTGGGGCAAAAGCGGTCGGTTGTCGCCTCCTGTCGTAACCACTGTGACTGACGGTTCTGCGCCTTCTAGGGAACTTCCCTTCTGATGTTCAATCTCAACACACTGATTCAGGATCAGATCCCACCTGCGCGAACTGGTCCTGGTCTTTCCTTCTGTACTGACAAAAATGCATGGACTTTTGACTATGAGCTTCATTTACGGGGCCAAGTGCCTATGCGTGGCAGCAAGCGTGCTCGCGACCAAAAAGATCTACGACGAATGCTTGAGAACTGCTTCCCGCAGCAGATTGAATCATGCGTTGTGCTCAAGCGATACAAAAACTCTTGAAAACAGGAGAAAGATTCCTGTATGAACCCAGAAGAAAAGCGACGAATAGAAAGGTTAATCAGAATTTTACATATTGAATATCCTGAAGAGCATTACTACACCCTTTCGCTAAGACTTCAAGCGCAAACAGGCATTACGCTTACTGGCCGCAGAGTGAAAGAGATTTTAGAGCAACAATCCAACCAACCCTGAACGAGCCTCGATCATGAAGACTAGCTACAGTCAAGACATGCCATCACGTGACCCCATGGCTGTCGATACACAGTTCATGTTCACTGAGGGGCACATCCGCCTTCTCATTTGGATGTGTGACGCGCACCAAGACTACCTTGACAGAGCTTGCGACGACATCCTGAAGCAGGGTGACTCACCAAGCGACAACCTCATGAACTGCCGTGAGGGCATTGCTGAACTCAAGGTATGGGCTCATCGACTCTTGGAAGCCCTAGAGGAAGATGATGACGAGGATGAGATGGACGACCCTGAATACGTTTCAGAGATCGATGAAACCGAACTATCCAAAGACGGCTTGGACGACGTTAGAGAAGCGTTGGACTTGCGGTGGCGGGTGCATCGAAACGCTGCAAGGCCCCCGAAGCATGACCCGCTACAGATGCTCCGCGCTTGGCTACGCTCGCTATTGTGACACATTGCATGATGCTGAAAATTATATTCAGCAATACAATTGTGATGCATTTAAGCGGACAAGTTTCTAGCAGCTTCTTGCATGAAATAAAGAGATTTTCTTTTTTCCATGTAAAGAAGCTCTAAAACTCCTTTTGCAATTTCGTGCAGGCTATTTGCATCTTGTTCGATCATGCAATTTTGCATTGCCATTGCAATTTTTTCTTTTTGCAATTCCTGCTCTAAAGGGAGATCTGGAATCATTGCATTGACCTGAACGCTTGCTCTGCTGCTGCTTTAGCTGATGATTCGGTGTCAAACATTCCAGAAACATAATTTACTGTGCCATTAAGAATATACCATGCTCTGAAATAACCAGTACCATAACTTACGAATTGTGCGCCTGTGTCATTGTGCTTAAAAGGTGAAGGATTCATTTGGCAATTTAGCCTTTCCGCATCCCTCATTTTGCGTACAATTTGTCTAGAAGGGAAGCGCGAATGCACTCCTACGTTGACGAGATTTATCTGGTCGGGCGACGGGAGTCTAAGAAGCGATTCCGATCTAAAATTTACGGGGCGTGGGGCGGCAAGTGCGCCTATTGTGGCGAGGTCGCTCGTTCCCTTGACCATATCTTGCCTAGGCATAAAGGTGGCCTGACAATAATAGAAAATTTAGCTCCTGCCTGCTTACGTTGCAACGGCCAAAAGGGCGCACAACACTGGGTCACATGGTATCGCAATCAAGAGTTTTACGATGTAGAACGTGAAACCCTGATCTGGCTTTGGATTAATCAAAACCTACGCGAAGATTACTGTGAGTTGCCTAGCCCTTTCCAAGGCCTTTTCCCTGCTATAGAACAACTCGATTTTGCTGCCACTTATACAGAGGTAGACAATACGATTGTCGACAAACGATTCCCTGACGATTGCGTCACGTAGTTTTTTCATCCCAACTCCCCATAACCTTTGCATCATTGTTATAGCGCCCCGTAACCTCATAACTAAGGGCCGGAGTTGCGCTCATCTTGCTGAAAACCATTTGACCAATCTTCAATCCAGGATACAACGCTAACGGCCAATACTTTCGAGCGTTGATTAGCTCAAGCGTTAGAACGCTCCCAGACCAGCCAGGATCGCACCAGCCAGCCTGCGCGTGATCAAACCCCTCGCGACCTCTAGAAGACTTCAGGGCGAACATAGCGGACACGTTGTCGGGCAATCTGAAGGTTTCTTGCGTTTGCGCCAGCACGAATTGCCCTGGTCCAAGCCAGTAGGGATCAAGCTCAGTTCTTTCTGAAATGTTCAACCTTTCCATTTGACGAGACTCAGGAGTCTCAACCATTAATTGATCGCCAAGGAGCACGTCAATGCTGGCAGGATTTAGAAGTTCAGCTCTAAAAGGCCACACCATTTGACGCTGCTCACACAGCTCCCTGATTTCCCAATCACAAAGAACGCTCATTGCAAAATGTAATTTTTTGCTCTGTTGTAATACCAAATCCTATCATCAATTCCGTTGTATCCGCCATTCAGCCTGCGGGTACATTCGTAGATGTCGCCTCGATCACATAGCGCCGCCCAGTTGTTCTCTTCAATCCAGCAAATCGCGCAAAGAAATGGGTATTTGTTTGCTACATAATCAGTTCCTTCCATGATGCGATCATCTTTCATCCCATTTTGTTCCATCCACCTATCAAAACGGCTAAAGTTGTATTTGCCGGTGAGCTGAATTACACCGCATCCGCGATATTTATAGCCGTCACCAACGCCGTTTCCAAGATCGCTGCGATTATCGTACATGCGAGTGAAATAAGCACGATCGCCAATTTCAGTCATGTACTTATATCCAGCAGTTTCATGACAAGTCTGCGCCACCAGCATTCGGCGTTGATTCAAGCTTGTCATTCCTGCTGCTTTTGTAAGACGATTCAAATCATTCATGAAAAGATCGTCAAACAATGCCTCGTTATGACCTGAAACCTGTGCAATTTGCCTGCGAGTTATGATCCAATCTGGAGCCCTTTCTGCAACTGGAGTGCTCCAAGTCTGATACCACTGCTGATCGCGATTAAATACATCAGGCGCTTTTTCTAAAATTGCGCTTTCTAGTTCCTGCAACGCTGCAGTTTGATGACCCTTTTGTTTGTAATACCTGAACAGATCAAGCAGCCGGATTGGGGTCATCGTCATCGTGTGGTGATTGAATTCTCATGAACCCGCCGAGAGGGGTTTCGCCTTGTTGGTCTTCTGTAAATTTAGCTCTGCGTTTGCTTCGTTCAAGCTCTAGATCAATCACTTCAGCCGCCTCGCTTACAGCATTGTCTAGCTTGTTTGGCAAAGTTGCATAAAATTTTCGCGCTTGCACAGCACGACGCAAGCGTTCACCATTGCTTCTTGTGTCAAAGCGCCAAAGCCAAACCCCGTCAGGCGGAATCAGTTCTTTTTTGCCTTGAGTGAGCGCAGTGCGGTAAACACAAGCTGAATCACAGAATTGTCACGCATAGGAGACAGGGCAATCAGCTCGCTAGCAGCAGCAACAACAATCCAAAAAGCTGGATGGCTTAAAATTTGCTCGACGTGCATTTGAAGTAAAGACTCTTCAATCCAATGCTAGCTCTTATCGTTCGTTTTGCCCTCAAGAAGAGTTAAACGATTGTCGTGCAAATTTAATTTTGTGTAAATTTCTTTTCGATCTGACTTCATGTCTTGATGAAGCTCGTCAAGTTTGCCCGCAATGCTTTCAACCGCCATCGTCAACCTGATGACAGCTTCTCTTGATTCATTGTTTCGGCGGCTGAAGCCTGATGCGGTAAGGCCCGCGACACCTATTGAGGCACCCAACACCGCAGCGTAGATTTCGATCATTGGTGCGGCATCAACCTCAACTCAAGTCTACCCATTCGAAAAAATTGTTCCAGACGTTGTACTACCGGAAAAAGTTATGGTTTCTGAGCCGCTATCGCTAGAAGGCAATACCCCATCAGCAGAAGAATCAGAAGTAGCAAGGTTGGGATCATTAAGCCAGATGCTGTAGTTGCTGCTGATTACATATGCTGCCAGCTCATCGGTGTTGGTGGTGCCTTCAATAGCTGCTTCCTTTTCGTCGCTTTTGGCGCGAATCTCTGCACGTTCAGCCAAAACTTCATCAGAAGCTGGCTTGCCATTAGGCTCAGCACTGCGAGTGATCATCCAGTCAGTAGGTGCTAGCAGGGTGCCAGCAGTGGTTTTAGTCTGCGCTACCCATTGCTCAACCAGTTGAGCGTGATCCTTCGGGATGAGTTGCCCGTCCTGGTCATAACCCCAGTAGAAACGCTGATCCCAAACTGGATCGGGCTGCACCCATACAATGCCAAGCGCATCGCGGTCTTCCTGAGTGCTAAGTCGTAACCAGTTGCTGGGATACTGCACATCACCAAACGTAAAGGCACGATCTGGTGGAAGAAGGCGATTGTCGGGAAGCTTGTAGGGCATGATCTCAGGGCGTTAGTAGCATTTTAGTGGAAAGACAAGGCTTGTTCACTTGTGGGGTCATCGAAGGCTTCTAATACCAAAACCGATAAACCATCCGATAAAAAGGCCGATCAACGCCCCAAAGCAAAATAAAAGATATTCAGTCATCGGGCGCGGGATGTGGCGAATGGGTGCTCGGCGAAGGCGGCGTAGATGTAGGTGGCGCCACTGCTGTTGTATGCGGACAGTGCTGTGCGCAGCTTGAATCCGTTACTGAGAATGTCGTGATGATAATTTGTACTTGTAGTCTCTTGCGTTGATTGATTGGGCATTAGCAGAGCATCAACGACATTGTATGTATTGCGAGCAGTATCGTGCATCACCCAGCTATCGCTGGACGCCGAAGAGTTTTTAATCATGATCCACCTCGGCCTAAACCCGGTATAAACAAACGTCCCATCTGTGCTGCCATTGCCGGTGTAGCTGCCAAAAGAAGAGTACCCGTCTACTGGGGCGAAGCAGTAGGCGACGTAATTTTGACCACTGCCGTTGGCCTGTCCAACAGTATTAACTGTAAACACTGAAGATGTTGGATCTGTACTATTCCAGTATTCATTACCTGAAGCAGCACTAACAGTAAGATTTAAAATCAAACGATTTGCAGCACCCGCTGCTTTAGAATAAACCGCCCAGTTTTCAGCGTTAGTTCTACTTTTGACAAGTATAAGCTCAGGTGCGGCATTCAAACCGTGCCCAATCGTTGCTAAAGATCCTGTTCCCGTATAACTAACAATCGAGAACCCCGCACTAGCATTAGCCCTCACGCTAGAAGTGATGCTGCCATCTGTGTTGGAGACTGTTGATGAACCGGCGTCCCAAGTCCAGGCGACGTAGGTAGTTCCAGATCCATTTACCCTTCCTGCCGCATCCGTGCCAAGCGTAAATCCATCGGAATTAAAAGCAGTTAAACGATCTGTTTCAGTTCCCTCTCCTGCTGTTGAATCACTAAACAGCACCTTCGTAACACCACGGATCTGATCGAATATCTGGTGAGATAATGCGCTGCTTCTAGCCTTAAACCATATAAAATCAGGCGAGAAGTTCAGCCCACTAATGGTCTGCGTGCTGCCATTGCCCGTATACAGCGCCACATCCATCGCCGTGCTGCCGTCAGCAATCGTTGGCTCCGGCAGGTTGGTGGTGCAGAGTGCCTTGAAGCCGCTGGGGGCGGTGTAGGCGAAAGGGCGTTGGCCTGCGTTTAGTGAGAAATCAGTGTAATTAGAAGCATCGTTTGAATAAGGGGTGACAACTACAGCATACGTTCCAGACGCAATAGAAGTAAACTGTGCATTTGTTCCTGAAGCTGGATTGCCACTGTTTTCCCATACGCCATCTTTAGCCACCCAAACTTTTCCGGCGTCTAAATCAAAGGCGACTGATAGAACAGTTCCAGTTGTAGCGCCGCTGGTTGTCAGGTTAGTCAATGAAGAATTATTACGTTTATACCAAGTAGACCCATTGCCTCCAACGCCAAAGCAAAAAGCATCGGAAGCGTCGCTCGCCCTATTTGCCAAGCTAGTTCCAACTGCTTTTATTCCAACCTCACCCGCCTGAAAGCTAGCGGCATACACAGGAGTGACTGCACACTCAAAATACCATTTGCCTGCTGACACACCGACAGTGCCGCGACAGGATTCATTCTGTGCCGTTCTTGTACTTGTTTTGATGTCCAGATTTCCGTTTGAAAGCGTAGGTAAACTACTGCTTCTATCAAGCGGATTCAACGTCGCATAATTCCCCACCACCTCACCACCAGCACCAGTGTCTGTCTGCGTGCCATTAGTGGGGGAGTCTACGAGGCTGTCGTTGCCTGCACCAGCAGTGACGCTGATGTTGTTAACGGTCCAAGTGTTGCTGTTCCCACTAGTGTCCGTCCCTAGTGCGGCGGCGGTGCTGTTATCGCTGAAGGGCAGGTGGAACCCGTTGGTGCCGTAGCTGCCGGTGTATGCGATGGGTTGCCACACGCCGTTGGTGTCGAACTCACCGAAGCTGCTGGGGTCTAGGGCTTGGCCGTCGATGAAGTGGACGTCGGCTAGGTAGCCGGAGAAATAAAAACCATTAGCCCAAGCACCTATCCTGTGCTCAACAGCAGCGTTAATCTGCCCGTCAAAGTTTTGCGTAGGATATTGCGTGACTAATAGCTGCGTTTGCAGCACACCATTAACATAGATCTTTATGCGATTAGAGTCTGTTCCTTGCGTTGTGTCCCACGCAACAACAACGTGATACCAAGCAGATAGATCTCTAAATACCGCCGAAGTTCGGATGTAAAAGTAGTTTGTCCCGCTACCTTGATATTGCTCAACTTGAAGGGTGTCAGCTTGGAAATAAATAGCTAATTGGACTGGTGATCCACTGGTTGCGCCTGTGCCAAATAGATGTGTGTTGGTATAGCTGCTTGCAAGCGCACTCCTCTTCACCCACCCCGCCCAGGTCCACGTCTTCCTGTTGCCAGCCGATGCAGGTGTTCTGGACAAGAAGCCACTGTCACTACTGTTAAAACGCAAGGATCTGGAGATACCCTCAGCAGCAGCGGCTTCAGCAGGTTTTAGAAGCAGTGGGTTCGCAGATCCAGGAATCATGAGACGTTCAAAATAGCTTGCGCCGTGATGCGACTGGCGCTCTCTACATAATAGGCAATAACATCAATAGCACTAGCCGTTGTGGTCAAAGTCGGTGCCGTACCACCAGCAAACTTCCAGTAGCTGCCAAATGCCAACGTACGCGATCCCGTACCGTCCTGTGTCACCACAATCACACCAGACTGTCCAGCCGTAAGATTGCTTGGGTTTGCCAGTGTCCGGTTACCAGCAAGTGTCACGCTGAAATTATTACCAGTAGCAAAATCAGGTGTAATCGTCGCACCATCGGTCAACGCAATTACTGTTCCACGCTGCGCCTTGGTAAAACTCTGCGTTACCGCCAGACCCGCAACAGTTGTCGTTGCATCAGGCAGTGTGATGGTCCGATCAGCCGTGGGATCAACAACCGTCAGCGTGGTTTCAAAATCATCCGCCGTAGCACCTTCAAAGATCAGAGTGCCATCAAGTGTTACGTTGCCGATAAATCGTGCTGTGCTGTCAAATACTGCCGCACCAGTAACATCCAGCGTTCCAGGAATATCGACATTGCTAGTAAATTCAGCAGCGGTGCCACCGGCATTGGTTTGCAACAACTGACGTGCAGTGCCGAACTCAAGCTTGCTAACGGCAATTGCAGCACTCGCATTGATGTCAGCATTAACAATCGCTCCAGCAGTAAGGCTAGTCACTCCAGCATTGCTAATCGTCACATCACCTGTAACCTCGACTGCGGCGGGAGTATTTAATGAGTTTCCAACGATTAGCCGCCCGCTATTCAATGCTTCAAGCTTGCTAAAAGCAATGGCCGCGCTCGAATTCACATCAGCATTGACAATCGTGTCATTAGCAATCATTGCGCTAGTGACAGTGCCAGTATCGCCGGTTGTTACGACATCGCCAGTAACATCTGGAAATGTAATTGTATGATCGCTAGTTGGATCTTCAACCGTGATTGTCGTTTCATATTCATCATCTGTGCTGCCTTCAAAAACAATGACAACTCCATCGCCAAGATTTAAGTCACCAGTCAGCGTTCCACCAGCTTTTGCTAATTTTTTAGTGTCAAGCTCCTGCAGTACAGCTTGAACATTGTTGCCAGTAATGTCACCTGTAGGCGTGACACTGATGTTTGCAGCGGTCTGACCGGCAATAGCGTTTGAAACGTCAACCAAGCTAAAGGTTGCGCCAGAACCCAATGACACCAGCATGTCAGGTGGTGCTAGTGCAACAGCAGGTGCAGCGCCGGAACCCGTACCAGAATCCGAAACAACCACGTAGTAATTCAGGTTGCTAACCGCAGGCGCAGGCAACGCAGACCCTGCAGTAAAACCAGCAGCACTACCAGCAGTGGTAACGCTTCCAAGCAAATTTGTACTGGCATCATATGTACCAGCCAGAATCAAATTTCCGCTGATAACGGTAATTGGAACAAACGAGTTGCCAGTATGAACGTAAAGGTCTTCGTTCTTCTCATCATAGAAAAACTGGCCCTTAAAATCTGCCGCCGGAAAGGTAACAACATTGTCAGTAGCACCAGCGCCGCCAAATTTGCAGACAGAAGAATCACTAAGTTTTGCGCCAGTAATAGCGCCAGTGCCAATTAATGCGCTACCAATAGTGCCGGTTGTCAGCTTGCTGGTTGGCAGGTCAGGGATATCTGCAACTTCAATTGATGCACCAACACTGACGTGACCAGTGTCTGTAATTGTGACTTTGGTAAAAGTACCTCCTCCAGCGACCTTGACCTCATGATTCAAGACGCCAACACCTGTTACCTCAAGGTCACTTCCAGGAGATACAGCACCTGCCGTTGAATCAGTAGCTACTGGGATATCGCTAGACTCAACGTCTTTTGTATTAACAACTAGGCCCTTAGCGTTGACATCAACAAGCTTAAAAGTTCCGCCTGATGCGGTAATGTCATTATCGATTTCAATCTTGCTTGTATCCATACGCAGGCCGTCGCCATCAACCTGAACGCCTCCTTTTGCAGATGAGCTAGCAGTTGGCAGGTCGGTGCCTACAATCGCCCGATAACTAACAGCACCTGCAGCTCCGGTCGGTCCAGCGAGAAATTGTGCTGCAGCACTCGTGTCGTCAAGCGTAGTGTTGACAGTTACCTCATCACCGCTGGTCGTCACTGTGACATTCACGATGCCTGCAATACCACCGACAACAGTGTTGACCGAGCCCGCAGCTTTGATGCTCACCCATTGCGAGCCATCCCAGCAATAAATCTTGTCGTCATCAGTATCTAGCGCAATCTGTCCCGTAAAAGCACCAGAGGCCGGTAGAGTCGTGACCAAGTCAACAGTTGACTCATCAGCAAGCTTGGCCGCCGTGACACCATCAGCCGCAAGCTGGTCCGTATCAATTCCCCCGTCAGCAATTGCGGTCCCTGCAATATCACCTGCACTAAAAACGATCTTCGCACCAGGAATGGTGGCATCAGCAATCAAGGTCGTAGCATTGCCGACCAAATCGGTAACAGTAATCCGTTTAGTCTCACTGGCACTTGAATCAGCCACTGCAAGCTGATCAGTTGCCGCAAGGTCAACTCCTGCAAGAGCTGAAAGCTCGCTGATTCTAAGATCCGCCATGTTTAGACCGGAAAGCTTTTAATTTTTATATGGCAAGTCTAGCTTCAATCCTCCTCTTCCAACAGGAGGTAGGAGCTGTCGTCTTGTTCAAGCGCAATCTTGTCCCCATCTTCCTGCAGCAGATAGCGTCTAGCTTCAGTTAGAGCTTTGATCTTGATTGGTCCTGTAGTCACAAATTCAATACTGCTAATAACAACATCGCCAGGACGAAACTCTGTAGCAGCATTTGTCACAATAGCGTCAAACTCCCACCAAAGCGCATCGTTAGTTTGCGTTGCGGCAAACGATCCACTTGCTGCAGACGTATTTGCTGATTTGATGTAAAACTTGGCATGAAATGATGATCCAATTTCAGTGCGAAGAATCAACTGCATTAAATAATGCGCTGGCTCTTTGCCTGTATTGTTTGCATAATCCCACTCAGCGTTTAACCTGCCACTACCGCTGATCAAGGTACTGTATTGCTGGCGATGTTGATCGCTTAATACAGTCACATCTACAGTTTCTCGACTTGTATTCAACTCATATTCCGTAATTGCTGCGAGCAGACGTGAGTCTCGATCTCTAACTACTACACGAATTGGAATTGTGCGCGTAATCGCGTTCAAAGAAACAAGTCCTGTGCTTGAGCCCTCAAGACTGTTGTCAAAAGTGTCATATAACTTGATTCCCCCCAAGTCGTCAATAAATACATACCAATTCCCGCTGGCTTGCACCGTGTTGTTGTCCCAGCCTGCGGCATCAACAAAATCTAAAGTCGTCCCGTCAGTTGATGTAATTTCAATCAGATCACCAGTAATTAAATAACCGTCTTCAAAATCAAAACTAAATCGATTTCGTGTTGCATTAACATCAGATCGATCGACACGAGATTCCATAGAACCTTCTAGCGATTTTCTAGTTAATTCAATGTTGCCGATATTGCCAAGAAAGATACCCATTAGATTGTTACCCCAGTCAACGCACCAGTGCCTTGGAAGCTAATTTGAGCAGAGCTGACTTCTCCTACACCAACAGAATAGCTAACGCTTGTAACATAAGCAGTCAGACGCACATCATGATTTTTGTTTCCCTCAACAAGTCGCAAACGCAAATCAACAGTATCGCCGCTCTCCACCCCTGAAATTTTTAATACTTTTTTTAGTGCTGTTGCCGCGTCATTACGCCCACCATCATCGTTGTAATACAACAAGGACGCACTGCCGCTAAACTCTTGCACGCCTGGCACATAAGTGCGCTGATCGTCTCCCAGCGTTGTTGTCTCCAACACCTCCAACGATCCAGTCAAAGACCAGTTCGTGACCTTGACCTGAGTGGTGCCATCAATTAAAAGACGGCCATCGCGGCCTGTATACATCTTGGCCATCAGAGTAGTGCCGCCACCAGATTCACTGTAACCGAGCTGATGCCTGGGCGCACCTGTTGCATTTGCGGAGCCAACTCATATCTCCAACGATTTCCCCAATATTCCGCGCCAATTGACTCTCCCTTGCCACCCCAGCCACGCTTTGCATTATCTAGCAACGCAAAAGTCTGAAACGTGCCCTGCATTTCGTGGTAATGCTCACCAAACTGCTCAGCTTGCAAATCAGTCAGATTGCTGTAAACAAGCTGCAACTTCATTCCAGTGCGCTTGCTTCCGTAGAGAATACGAATCTCTTTGCCGTCTTGAGCACGGTATTTCTTGACTGGGAAATCACCAGCCTCGTAAGATCTTGCAGTCGGGGTAAAGTTGGGAAAGTTCATTCCAGCACCTCAAAAATTTCAGGACTCAAGAGGTCATTCACAATTTTACTCGTTTGATCCTCAAAGACAGGGAAATGACTTGCGGTCACATCAACCAACCCATCTTCGGCCAATCCGACCTCTTCAACAAGGTAAACGCCAAAACGTCTTGCGATCCTCGTAATGTTGACTAAGGCGTTCGCTAGTGTTGCGTCCGTCACTCGTTGATTTTCAATCGTGATCTCTTCAGTCACGACTGCTTCGGATCCTGGTCTATAAATGTGAGCAGTGTAAACACCGTCGGCTAGTGAAGCGGCAGACAGCAGTGACAGATCTTGACGAATCGCTCCAGTATAAAGAGCGTCGTACGGCGACACGGCAGTCTCAACCCTGATGTAGTTGCCAGGAGCAAGACCTAAATTGCTTGGCGTTGTCTTGAAGCGCACAACATGATCTACACGACGACGAATGCTTAGCAGATATCTTGCGGCAGCAAATGCGTGCGAACGACGAGTGCAGAAATTCGTCATATCAAAAACTTCCTGCTTTCCCGGATACCCTGGCTCGTTGTAGCGAACCATCATTGACTCCTCTACCGGCATACCGTTTGGCTTCATCGTGCGATATTTCATCACAGCACGAAAATCCTCGCGTTCATTTTGATCTAAGTATTCAAGCTCAAAGCTTCCCTCGATAATGTTTCCATCGTTGAAAATCTGCGTAATCGGTACACTCCTTGTGATCTGATGCGCCCCATCTGTCGGCAATGCAGGAACAAGGGCAAACCTGCCATTTTTGATCACAAAGCTGCACAAAAACAACGGGGCAAGTTGTGTCAGATAAGATCTCAGATTGACTTGAGATGTAATTGCGCCATCAAACCGCATCCAATAATTTTTGATGAATTTTGCAGTTTTCTCAAACTCTGCTTTGTCTACAAGTTTTTCGCTGATCTCTTGAGCAACAGCGCGACCTGGCTGCGTCAAGCAGTAATAAGCTACATCAGCAAAATTGTTAGTCGGACCGTAAACATTATCCTCAAGCCTCGTCAACGAAATTCCGTTTTTCAAATACACCTGAATCTGTCGTAAGCTTTGAATTGAATTTAATGTCCGCAGCTTTAAGCCAATCATCGCCAAGTCGTTATAGTTGGCCACCGTAGAAGTATCTTCCGATTCATTCATGTAAACAATTTCGCATTCTGGGCCGTTCTCGCAACTTCTGCTCACCTCTTGGTAAACACTAAGCTCTTTGATTTGACTAAACGCTTCAAACTCTCGAATATAGTCAGAGCGAGGCTCCCCCTGCCTGCAGCTAACGCCAGACGCACGCCAACGCATCGCCATCTTGCCACTTCTGCCAAATCTATGAGCGTACCAAGACGCACTGCTAATAGTTATTTCATGATCATACGTTTCGCCTTCAATAACAGTTCCTTCTGTTGAGATAATACGCGCATCAGTAATTGCCCAGTATTTGGCTACATCATTTCTTGCGATGAATTCTTCCGAATCGTTCTTAGCAACAAAGCCTCTTAAAAACATAGTAAATTTTACGCCCTTGCTAGTAAAAGAAAAAGTGTTTTCCCTGTATTCGTCATACTTGGCTCGACTGCCAAAGATAGGATCATTCACATTCTTTAGGTTTTGCAAAAGTGTTTCGTAGTAAGCCATCGTATAGCCACCACCTAAATCCCCTGTATTGCCCTGAGCATCAACAGCGGTTTCTTGGAACATGTTATTGACAGTGCAAACCACAGGCCCGTAAGCGCGAGTAGCATCCCCAGATCTAAACTCTGGGTTTACAAGCAGTGCATCAATAGGTTCAACAAACGCATTGAACATTAATTCAAACGGGCCATACACTGTTTCCTCGCGTGTCCTGCGAACATCGCCGCTTGCATCTAAAGTAAATACAGTTTGATTCTCGTAAGACTTGTAGCGTGAAATGTTGGCAGAGTCTTTGGGAATCAACTTGAACTCATATTGCTTTTTGCTGGGGTGCTTGATCCTGATATAGTTGAATTTATCAATTGGCGCATTTCCTTGCACACAAAACAATGTGTTGTTCAAAATATCAAAACCTTCGTGAACAGCGTCACCTTCAGTGGTGTCAACACCAGTCACAGGATCGACACCCTGCGGAGCCTCAACATCTTTCACGCCAAGCACAAAAAACATTGTGCGACGCATATATTTATTCATTGTCGGTGTACTAAGATTAATCTTGTCCCTATCAAATCGAGTCAACTCACCGGGGGTTGGGATTGCATTAAAATTGCACAAACCATTTAATCTTCCCCATAGCTGACTTTTGATTCCAAGTTCAGTAACCTCTGCAGCACGAGTGTTGCGAACCTGACCGAAATCCACCTTATGAAGCGGATAGTAAGACATGCCAATGAAATAATTTCTGAAATCGTTATTTCCTTCTGAATGAATATAATTATCAAAACCAAACCTTCCGGCAACACCTATCTCTCTATTCGTACCTGTAAATTCAATGCATTCCAGCTCATACTCGTAATCTCTGCCCGGAAGCCAAATATCGTTGGGGCGCTGAATAACCTTAAACAAGGCTCGGTTTATCATAAAAATTTCATTTAATCGCAACAAGTCATCGCCACGTTCACGATAAGAATTGATCGCAGAATTTATATCATCAATTGTGACGCCTGATTTGCTATCAAACCTTGCATCTTGTGCGCTCATCGTGTCGCCCTTAATGCGATAAACGATAATGTCGCCTCTAGTGATTTGCGTGACTTCAGGGTCTCCAGGGAAAAAATTGCCCCCATCCTTTCGTCGCACACCTAAAACACCCATCTTCAGTGCATAGCCCCTGCCAATACCAGGCATTCCCTGTTCACGCCCATCAGCTTCCCTTCCAGCAATCTTTCGCCTTGTATTGGCAATGCGATCGTTTGGGTCGTTCTTAAATAAATTTTGTTCATTCAATCTGGGCAGACTAACAACTTCCCAGTTCGGCCTATAGTGCCCACCATTTGGCAAAGTCTGATATACACCAAAAGACGTAGAGTTTGTTGGGGTGCTTGCCATGCAAAACCCTTCGCCGTTATCGCTCGTCCCAGTAGGCGCTAAGAAATTACCGGCAGGTGCCGCATCTCCAGCGACAAGATCATCTAAGTCAAGCCTGTTTTCCCCGTTGCCGCCTTTGTAAAAGTAAGCAAAATTTGACTCATGAAAATTATCAATTGGCGTTCCACCTAGCATTACTGCTTGCACTGAAGGGGTAGTGTCCATTGGGGTCTGACCCAAAACACCAACAATCTTGATTGCTTGAAATGTGCCACGACTAAACATGCGAGACCAAACCAACAATGGTTCAACCAGCACTCCCCCACTGGCTGATGTTGAGTTTGCAGAATCGCCAGTGCTTGCTACTGGCGGCACATAACGTCCGAAAGGAATTGGTATAGGCGATCCCAACTGTGCGATTGCAGGCGCTGCATCAAAGCCGAGCGTGTTGTTGTATTTCGTGCGACCTTGCTGGCTTGGCAACGTACGCTGCTCAATTCCATCGCGTTCTTTGGGGCTCGCTACTGGCTTAGGCTTCGGCGCAAGCAGGGCAGCCGCACCACTAACGACAACGCCTACAGCAAGGCTGATCAGAGCAGGAACAAGAGCTGGGCCATTTTGCACGTCAGGGATGTGCTCATACCCTTTCGGTAAATTCAAACAACGCTCTCGAGCCTCTTCAACGAACTGTCTATACTCCTCTTCCGATAAGCCCAGAACTTGGATGAGCTGCCGTTCGTATGGAAGCAATGCATATTGATATGACTTAGCGGGCACCAAGCCACCTGCTCGGTCTGAGTGCAAAAATGAAGCAGGCCGTTGTTCCATACCACGCAAAAGCCTATTGGCCTTGCACATACCATAATGTCCCCATCATAGGACGGAATTGCAATTCGTTTACCCCAACGAACAAGATCCCTGCCCCATTGTCTTGGTGTCATGCTGTACCAATCACGATTGATGGATGGGGCTTCTATCTTCATGCGTCTTAACACTTCAAGCGTTAGCCAAATGCAATCGGTATCGCCATAAACGTACGGCGTCCCAATCAAATCAATGCACTCAACGTAAACGGACACTTGAAGTTGTAGGCAAGCTGCCAACTAGACGACGATGCAAAGTTCGAGTTGGAATGTCTAAACCTGCTGCATCAAGCACACTGCTCAACTCAAGCCTCAATACCGTATCATCCCATCCGCCAGCAGTTGATTGCCCCGTATAAGTCAAAAGCTTTTGGATTACTTGGTTACTTGTGGGGCTCAAAATGTTTACATCCACCTCGGCAACGTAAGGCGTCACCCAAGTGTATTCATCCCTCAAAGTACGACCGCGCAGCGCCTCGCCAAGAATTCCGCGTGATACTTCATTGTTGGGGAATGTTAATGTTGCAGGCTGCAAATCGCCCTGCCTTGTCGCACTGGTTCCAGAGAAACCAAATGGGACAAAATCATAATTAATGCCTTCATGCGAAATGTTTTCAGCAATGTAAAAATTTTGAAAGGCGTATTTAACATTTGCTCCGCCATCGTAAAGACGCAAATAATGCCCAAGAGCTAAACTCGTCACAAGCCTATCCTCCGGCGAGTGCCAGGACTATTGCGTAGTTTAGCCAATGCGCGGTTTTCACCACGGGTAGCGCCTTGCTCTGCAGCCTGCTGCATTCCCTGTTGAAATTCTGCAGCAGTTACATAATCAACATTGTTAATCCGCTCGACAGTATAACGAACATCAATCGCGCCATTGCTCGTGACGTTAGAAGCACCCCCAGCATCGACCTGATCGCCAAACGCCTGATTCCCGCTGGTTGACCCTGAAGGACGATAACGGTTCATTGCGGATGACAACTGATTGTTGTTGATGACTTGGCCGCTGCCATTTTCATTGAGCCTGAGCAGCTCTGGGCCGCGTTCGCCCACCATATAAGTATTGCCAGGTGTGACGGTGCCGCCATCTGCCAAGAGGCCAGCCAAGCCTGCGCCCATGCCATATCCAGCGCCCAAAGCTTCCGTGCCAGAGACAGGGGTCTTGCCAAAGCCAAATGCTTGAAGAATAAACTTCAACGCCAAACTTTTAATAATCATTTTGCCCAAATCTCGGAGCAAGCTTGACGCGAATTCTCTAAAATCAACACTACCACCAGACGCCAATTCCGTAATTGCATCAGACAATCGACCCAAGCCGGTTTCTGTGAGTTGTTTTACAGCGTCAAAAGTGGTTCCAAGGCTTTTAGTGTAAGAATCAAACCCAGCCCTAACACCTTGCAGAGGGTCTTCAATTTTTTGCTGTTCCCTCAGCAATTCATTAAATTCACGAATTTTAGACAGTCTTTCATCTTCAAGCTTTAAAGTATCCTCAAGAACTTTTTTGCGAAACTCTAAAAGATCTTGCTCAAAGCTTGCTGTTTTTGATGCAAGTTGATTTCTTGTTTCTACAAGTTTGGTTTCGTCTTTAATCAAGGCCAAGGCTTGATTTTGAACATCTATTCCTTTTGCTTTATTTTCCTCAATACTTTGCTTGCGTGCTTCAATTTGTTTTTGCAGCCCAAGCTCAGCGACCTGCAATGGAACAAGTTGACGCTGCAGCTCTAACTCAAATTGTTTTAGCTTGTTGCCTTCTTTACGTGCTTTTACAATTTCTTGATCGATTGAGGCTAGATTTTTTGACAGAATAGTGCGTGCAGTTGCTTGGAATGAAGCCTCAAGATCTCTGAAAGCAGCGTTAGCCTGCCGACGCAACTCCACCATCGGATCGGGTCCACGCCTTGTGCGAGGAGTTTTGGGCTTGGTGCTGTCTTCTGCGCTAGGCAAATCGCTTGGCGCTGAAGGAATAGGCCCGATAAAATCTGCTCTTTGAATAATTGGGGTATACCGTGCAACTATGTCTTCTGCAAATTTTCTCTGCAGAGGAGTAATATCAGTTCTTACAAGCGTTCTTTGTGCTTGAGCGAGTGTTTCTCTTTGATTCTCAAGCAATGTGCCAATATTAGCCTCTTCAATAGCTTTTCCAGCCCTGCCAATTGCATCAAAAAGGTCAATGAAACCCTTAATAGCATTAGAAGTAAAGGTTTGAAATTGAGCCCCAAGCCTTTGCAATTCTGGAGCTACTTTTTCGTTTAACTCCTCAAGCACGACTGACAACCTATCACCAGCCGCATCGGGTCCATCTGCAATTACTTTTGCGGTTTCTCCATATCGCTCAAAAATAGCCTCTGCAAAAGATTGGAAGTCTGCCAAGCTTACTTCGCCTCGTTCCAAAGCTTTATCAAGCTCAGCAGGCGTCTTGCCAATAGATTCAGCAAACAGCGTAAAAGCACCAGGCAATCGTTCTCCAATCTGCTGGCGCAATTCTTCCGCTGAAACCTTGCCCTTACTAAATACTTGAGCTGTTGCAGTAAGAGCCGCGTCAACATCACCTAAAGATCCACCAGTTGCCCTTACTGCGGCAATAATTCCTCGAAACGCAACTTGCGTATCACGAAGTGAACCCCCTGCGCCAGAAACAGAAGCCTGAAGCTTAGTAAATTGCTTTGTTAATACACTTTGGGGAATGGCAAATTCTTTTGTCGCTGATTGAACAAATGCCAACGCTCGGTTGTATTCGTCTTGGCTGCTTGTGACCCCTTCAAGCGCAATTCTTAATTTGTTCAACTCAGCCCCATATTCCGCCACACCACCCAAGGCTCTTCTGGCACCACCCACTTGAGCGCCAAGCGCAGCCCCCACAGCAGCACCAGCAGGGCCGCCAACACCCAAGCCAATTGCACCGCCCACAAGGCCTTCAGGCCCGCCAAAAATACCACCAGCAGCTATCGCGCCTGCACCTCTTGCAAGCCTGCCAGCACGCGATACTTGAGGTCTACGGCCTTCAGCTTTTTGTAATTGTTTGTCTAGTTTTTCAGCTTCTAAACGCGCTTCCTTAAATTCCTTACTGCCAATTTCAAGCTGCGCCGAAATATCACGCCATGCATTGCGATAATCACGCAAGTTTTGAATACTGTTTTTTGATGTCTTTTGTACGTCTTTTAATTGACTGGCAACTTGTTTAAAATTAACGTCTACCTTTGTTTTAGCTGTTACTGCAAGCTTGTTCAACGCCGCCTCAAGCTCTTTCAGCTCACCCTTGCCTACAGCTTTGACAAGAACTTTCAGTTCGGTTGTTACAGGGGCCATCAGGGGTTCCTCTTGCTAAAGCAGCCCAGAGCCGCAAGTTCCATCACCTGTATCCCTTCAAACAAAGACACAGGATCTTTCACTGAATACAGTCTACTCAAGTAATCAAGAGCTGAGTAGTTCAGGCCAGTCAAACCAGCCATGCTTACGTTCCACTGGGTTTGCATTTTTAAAAATATCATTACTGTTTCCCAGTTTTCTTCTAAAACCTCAAAATCTTTTTTTACTGGTCGCAAGCCAGCAGCAGCAATTTGCTCGGGGGTCGCCCCAAGCGCCAATAAGTCAGATTCACGCTCATCCACAACGCCGCCTTTTGCCCAATATTGAGCAGCGGCCTCTAGTTTTTTGCTTTTTCGCCCGTCAGGCTATCGGTGTAAGCCGTGATCAAGGCGCGAAGAACGTAAGGATCATCAAACAGTTGTTGCTTGCTATCCTCGCCAAAAGGCACTTCTTCGCCAGCTTCGTCCTTTACGTTTTCCCAGCCTTCAATAATCTCATTGACCAAAGCGTCATCGCCTTCATCAATCAAATCATTAAAAGCGGAACGGCTCATTTTGCGAAAAACAGCCGTAAAAGTTTCTTTCTTAAAACGCCCGCCATCTACTGGCACTTCAACAGTGACGGGCCATTTGTAAGAAGAGCTTTTCTTGAGAACAAAAGCCATTGTGATCAGGTGTAAACCAGCGTGAACTCGTCGTTACCAGAGGTGGTAGGCAGAGCCAAGTAATCAACCGAAAGATTGACCACGCCGTTTGTGTCTCCGTAGCTTACACCAGTAATGTCGGTTTGAGGCATATTCAAAGTGGTAATGTTTCCACCCGTGGCCCCAAGCGTGAACACACTGCTGCCTGTTGCAGTCGCGACGGCCTTGGCGAAATAATCAATCGTGCCAACATCAGGGGCTTCAATAACAGCATTGCCGCCAGGAGCGCGATTTGTCATCACAACCGATTCGCTGCACATCAGCGGACGGAAAGTGAACTCATTGTTCAGCGCGAAAGAAAGGCTTTCAAGGCAAGCATCAGTTACACCGTGAAAAGTGTTGGTTGTGATGTTTGCATCGCTGACTTCAAGTGCTGCAGCCTGATTTGCGACGGTGAAGTCGCCAGACAGTGCAGTGTCATCAGGAGCGTTATACAAACCAGTCATTGTGAATGAAATGGTCGGCAGTTCACCTGCATTGAGAGTGAAACTGGCGCTTCCACGACAGCCAGTGATCTTGTGACGAGTGCCGTCGTAAAAACAATAGATCGTTACAGAATCAAAAGTGCTGCTAACAGGCGCGTAAGTGACGCTTGTATCAGCAACTGTTGTTTCAGAAAGCCCACAAGCCTTTAAAACTGATCCGTAAGCAGGTGCCGTACCTGCGGTTCCAGAACCAGAAAGCTCAACATCAAAAGTAACGCTAACGCGCTTATTAGCGAGAATAGTGCCTCTCGTGCTGTTTCCAATAAATCCTTGAAGAGCTGGGGGTTGAATATTGTCCGATTCAATCGGAGTGACCTCCAGATTTGTCACCTGAATGGCGTCGGTGCCTCCGACTGGAGTTGGATCGGTTCCGTACGTTGATTCGATCTTTGCGATCAGAAACCTTTTGCGGGTCAGTGCCATTTTGCTTTGGGGCGGTAGTTGTTGAGATCAGTTTAAGATCACCTGTTTCGGGGTCAAACAGATAGCTGCCGCCCGCGCCAGGATTAGGAACCTGCATTGTCATACTAGCAATGGTTTAGGCAGAAGTCAGGTCAGTTCTGCTTGAGCGATAGCGAACCAAAAAATCCTGAGAAATAACGCCCAAAGGTACGTCTGCTTCATACAGGCTAAAATCTGTCCGATCTGGTGTCAAATCAAGCGCGTATCCATTCAAGGTTTGATCTGCCATCAATAATGAATGAACCTGCTGCGTATAAGTGTCGGACGCATCATCAGGCACATCTGCACGAATCAAGGTTGTAATCCTTACCCTCAAGGTCCAATCAAGCTTGTCGTAAAAATTTGTGTCAATTGGTTGATCATTGACTGGTTCCACAATGATTGCAGGTACTTCACCACGCGCCAAAGGTTCCACACGGCTGCGATAGACCGTTGCACCAGTCGCAGCGTCAAGATTAGTTTTGATTCGTGCGAGTATCAGCTCGCGTCGTGTGTCAGCCATAATTATGCAGAAGCGACTTGAAATACGTTGCAAACAGCACTGGGGGCTGTAGGTCTAGCGTAAGGGCTTGTTGTTGCATCAGCTCCACTGATTGAAATGTTGACGTCACTGGTTGCCCAAATCAATTCGATGTAATCCCTTGCATCCAAGGTCAAAGTGTGATCAAATGCAGCCGTCATGCGTCCAGGCACACCGCCATGACTCTCAATCACACTGACACTCAATGTTGTGAGCGGCACATCACCCGCACTACTGCTATTGTTCTTTCTTAGCCAAAATGCGGCATCGTGAATTTGACTGTCGTCATTTTTCAGATGCAAGCCAATCTGAAATTGATAAACGCCAGCATGATCAACTTTGATTTCAGAATTATTCAACAACGTGATTCCTTTTGTTAATCCAGCCACGGAATCGGCAAATGTCACTTCAGTTGGTGTATTTGCAGTTGCGGTTTGACTCGATGCACTAACAAATTCACCCCAGTATCCAGGAGCTCCACAGTACGGAAGCCTTAGCCACGTATCTTTCCCATTCCCAATTTTTCGATTTCCAGTGTCAGATTCAAAGCCGCATTCACCACTTTGCAGCACTGGATTTGTGGCCGCCCAGCTCGATCGCTTCTCGTACTTGAAAACGGCCATCAGTCCTTGCTCAATAACAGTTCAGAAAAGATTCCGTCATCAACAGGGCGATTTTCCCTGACGGTATACGCTTCAGATGCAACAGTGATAGAAGAACCGCGAGTAAGAGCACTGACATCAGATGTTTTTGCAGTAAGCAAATACTCCCGACTTAATGCCATCCCACCCGCGATTACTTCCATTGGTGAATCCAAGATACCCACGAATTCTGCACCAGCACCAATCTGGCAAGTAACGCCAAATTCGTCTGTATTCAGAAATGCGAAGGTATCTTGGAGTGCCATGATCAGTCGTACTTCTTAGCAGCCAGACCGGTCACAGAAACGAAACCAGTACCAGTGCCACCAGCGATGGTCACGCTAGATTTGATGTAACGTTTCATATCGTTGGAGTTGACGAAGATCTTCTCCTGCAGGGCACTGTTGGCATCAGTCGTCGTGAAAGCACCACCGCTCACATCGGTGTAGGAACCACCTTCAGTGTCGGATTCGGTGAGCTTCACAGCGTAGGTAACGCTAGCGCCACCAGCAGAAGCGTCGAGCACGAAAGCAATATCGCCTTCGTAGTCATTCAGATCGATTGCAGAGCCGGTTTGGGTGCCGGTGTTAGCAAGTGCATTGGGGCGCACTGCCAGCAGATAGGTCTTGGACCCCAGATTGTGCAGCATTGTTCTTTCTCCGTTTAGAAATTGGTTTTACGGGTGGAGTTGAAGGTGCCTCGGATTCAACGATAGGCTCCTCTTTGACAGAAGGCTTCTCAATAAACTTCTCGGCTTTTGCAATACCGATCAGGAATTGAGCTTCAGGAAGGGATGCCTCAATGACATCCCCAACCCGAACTACCGTGCTCCCAAGCATTGTTTGCTTCAGGATACGGATCTTCATCTATCAGAGGGTGTTGTTACCGCGAGAGAAGGACTCAGGATGGCGAACGGCGATGTCCACATCCTGCATTGCCACCACGCGAACAGTGCCGCTGGTGCTGTTGGTATAAGGATCAACCATGAGATCCAGGCCGGAGAAGTAGCCCATCAGCAGGTCAGCAAAGTTGCCGAACCACAGATCGTTGCTAGCGACTTGGTTGCTCACCAGACCGCGATAGCCGTTCACTTCACCGTTTTCAAAGATGTAGCTGGCCTGACCGGATTCCTTGACGGCAGTCTTCAGAGCACCGCGCATGGCAGCGTTCATCAGATACACAGGGGAACCGAGCAGTGCGTTGGCAGCAGCCACGTCAGACTCAAGTGCAACAACCTCAGCAAAAGTCGGGGTGTTGTTGCTGAAGTCCTCGGTGCCAACTCCGGTGGTGTTCTTCAGACCAAGGGGCTCGCTGTTGGTGCCGGTGCCATACAGACCAGCAAGGTCAATCTTGAGTGCAAGCACTTGAGCAAGATCACGGCGAACCATGTTCTCCACATCAATGCTGGACTGCAGCATCAGGCGGCGGCTGTAATCGGTGAAGGCAGCCACGGTGCGGGGCATCATGGTCACCTGATCCACAGTCTGCTGAGACTCGGTAGGAGCACCGGACTCGGCCACCCAGTAAGCGGTAGCAGCACCAGACTGACGGGGAATCGCGACGTTGCCGGTCAGGCCGGTCAGCACAGTAGCGCCAGCTTGATCCAGAGCAGAGGCGTTGCGCAGCAGATCGATGAAAGAACCGGCAAGCAGGTCAGTGGCGACGAGGTTACCACCATCAGCAGCAGTACCAACGGTCAGGTCGCGACTGAGCACTTCCTGAGGGATGGTGATACCACGGGACTGACGACCGAGCTTAACGGCAGCAGCTTCAGAAGCTTCGATTTCAAAACCAGCAGCTTCGCGAGCAGAACGATCAGCGGGATTGGCGAGATAGTTGATCGCACGCAGCCAGGAGAACTTGCGGACTTCCTTGTCGGAAAGGCCGATTTCACCAGCGGTGTTATCAACGGGCTTGACTTCGGAACCCATTTTTTCAATAAGAGCGGAACGGAGTTCATCGAGAGAACGAGAATTCATGACGAACTCTTGAGCCAGCTCGATGTTTTGAGTGCGCTTACCAAGGGCAAGCATTTCAGCGGCTTCTTTTGCCTTAGCCTCAGTGGCCTCAGCGCGAAGAGCCTCCAGGTTTGGAGATTGATCTTCCATGGTGGAATTTGCAGTAGATGTGGACACGGCTGAGGCCGTAGACACGATCTCATTTTGAATGAAACCGCGACCAATGCCAACAGTTTGATCCGCTGGCACGGTCACCAGCGAAATTTCAAACGGTTGATAGGAAGTAGCGCGATAGGTCACAGGATCTGTATTCCTATCTTCTTCCATTGCATTGATTTTGTAGCCGAAGCTGACATTCCTAATAATTCTATCTTTAATCAAGCCTTGCATCTCGCGACCGAGTTCATTATTCGCAAGCCTGACTTTTGCATAGGCACGCTTGTCTTTGATGTATGCACGCTCAACAACACCAACAATGCGATCGGCATCGTGTTGATACAGCAGGGGAGCACCATCGTTTAGGCGCGAAAGATCCATCGCGTCATCGCTCATGCTGAGCACTTCCATACCGAAGTAACGCTCAACAGGCATTTCAGATGCAAAAGAAAATTCGTAAGTACGATCTTCCTCAGGATTAAATTCGGTGCTGTAGGAACGCTGCAGCACTTTGCCTTCAAGGCTGCGAATCGCGGGGATCTTGCGCAGCTCCGAGAAACGATGACCAACGACGGTATCAGTTTCTTCACCATCGCGATAAACACGAATCAGAGCGGCGGGATCCTCTTCGTCAGCATTGATCGTGAAACTGGAATCAGGCACTTCAATCACACCACTTGTTGCGATGCGAGTGATGCGCCCACGAGCAGTGCCACCGCTTGAGTCCCACTCAACAAAATCACCAACGCTCAGACTGCCGGGTTCAGCACGCAATTCACGCTCACCTGTTGCCTCTTCAAATTCCATCGGGCTGTAATCATGCTCACTCAGCCAATCACGGGCTTCAGTGGGCGTAAAGCGATCAGCATCAAACCGAATAGCCTGCAATTCTGACGTGCCACCCTTGATACCGTAAATTGCATCAATACCTGCACCAAACTCATCGTTGACGCGACGAATACGATCGTATTGATCAGGGTCCGTCAGACGAGCGGCATGTTCGTTCGGATAAGGTCTTTCTTGAATGTCAGTCATGGAAAGATCACGGGCGTTTTTGATGGTTTCGGCTTTTGCGCTGCTCCATGATTGACCAGCATCGCCACCCCATGCAGCCCATGCTACTCGCCCTGGCGATGGGTATCCATCTTCACCAGGACTAAATCCTTCAGCTTGTTTATCAACTTCATGACGAGCGAACCATGCCGCCATTGTGATTACTGTATCTGGAGATAATTCGTCACCGGAAAGAATTTGACTAGCTCTTGTACGTGCAACGTCTGTACCACCTGCTTCACCATCGGCTTTCCAGTCGCGATAACGCTGCGCTTCTTCACGCATACCGGCGGTAGGCATCAGATCAATTTCAGCGCCATTGACATTAGCCATCAGTCTTCATCCTCATGGATTTCAGGGTGTGGGGTATCTTCAACTGGTGGATTTTGTGATTGACCGGCTTTATCAACGGCGCTTGGGTCGGAGTCAAGAACAATGCCAAGTTCATCCATTGTGGCAAGTTCATGCGCACGTTGACGCATCACTTCTTCAAAATCACCACCATGCAATGCAATGACTTGTGATAGCGTCATGACACCCGAACGAATCAAAGATTTATAGGCTTCTGCTTCTTTCTGTGGGTCAACAAATTGAGCGGCGGGTGCAATCCATTTCGCTTCAAAATAACGATCAGGATCCATGTCAAACGCAGGCATTTGAATCACGCCTGACATCACCGCCATCTCAATCCATTTCTCATAAACAGGCTGACACAGCTTGTCAATCATGTACTGCTGCAACGTCTTGTAATGAGCGCGAGTTTCAATCAACTCAAGACGTGAAGAGCTGTAGTTGCTTTGCGAAAAGTCCGAGCTGACCTGCGTGTAGGAGCAACCAACGCCAGAAGCAACAGCACGCAACATCTGTGCTACGAAAGGCGTAAAAGCATCGTCAGGACGAGAAGGCGAGAAGAACTGCATCTCTTCACCTGGCGCAAGACGACGAATGCTGCCAGGTGCGAAATCAAGAACGGATTGATCGTCTTGAACGCCATCTTCAAACAATTCCTGATCAGGTGTTCTGACAAAACCCATCATTGCCGAACTTGCACGAGCAGCGATGATCTCAGCCTCCTCATACCCACGCAGGTTGTTCAGACGCATGATCGCGGAAGCAAATGCCGTTACTCCACGAGTTTGATGCGGGCGATCAACGGAATACAGATGAATGATCTGATCGGCAGGAATGCGAGTGCGGCGCTTCTTAGCAATATTTGCGTAGCTGAACTGATAATCGCCAGGATGATATTCAAGGAAGTGGTAAGCAACGGGGCGACCCCATTCGTTCAGCTCAACACCCATCCTGACGCGATTGCCATTGGGCTCAAAGCCGGTGTAATCATCGTCAAGCAGATCTGACTCAATAACCTCAAGGCCGAACGGAATCCTGCTGTCACCAAAAGGCTGACTGACAAGGCGCACAAACACCTCGCCCGATTCAATCATGCTTGAAATGCAGAGCTGCTGAATCTGCGCCCAAGACAGTGTGCCACCAGCGTGACAGTTATTTGCCTTTGACCATTTCTTGAATTCATGTTCAACAAGAGCATTAAGCCGCTCATCAAGGCGACCACCGCGAATCATTCGAATCTGCGCTTGATGCTTGATGCCTTGACCGACAACATTGTTCTTGACCGCACGCAGGGCAGCCTTGGCGAAATCTGAATCGCGTACCAAAGCGCGAGCACGATTGCGCAGAATCCGAAGACTGTTCTTGATCTCCGAGTCTGCACTTGTACCTTGACTCACCCAATCGGTTGTGAGGCGATTGACCGTAGAACCAGCGTAATTACGCCGCTGAACTTTGCGCTTGCGACTGAACGGCCACATATCAGATGAACCTCACGCGAGTAACGCCAGGATTGCCGAGACCTTGCTTGACCTTTTCGGCGCGACGTTCGCGATCTACTTCGGCTTTCAAGGAATCACGCAACTGCAGCAATTCTGCCATCTTATAGCGTTTTAGGCTTCGTCCACCGATCGTGTATTCCTGAACAACACCGCCTTGCGCAAGTGTGCGGATTGCTGCCTCAACATAGTCAAGGTCGATTTGTGCTCGCGTGCGATCGTCGAACGCACCTGGAGTTCCAGAATATTCAAGCGTTGCCTTGACGCTAAACTGTCCTCGACCAGCAGTGTGCTGTAATGATCCTGCGGTTGCAATTGCCTGCCAAGTCCAAAGTCCTGCATCAAATCCAGCGGTAGTAGAGGACGGCACGGTCACTCGCCAACCGTCAGACTCTGCTACACCACTGATCGTGGAACCTTCTGAAGCAGTGTTCGTGCGAGCATACCAAGACAGTGTATACGTGCCACTGTCAATTTGATTGCCAACAGAATCATTGAAAGCAGGTACGTCAAAAATGACGGTGTCACCTGCGTAGATCGTTTCAGGAACGCGAATCGTCACCAGTTCGTTACAAATGACTGCCGCTGCCGAGAGATTCGACGACGACGCAGGGGTTGTTGGTCTGATTCTACCTGTTTTTCAGCTATTTGCTCACCCCCTTCGACCTTGTCTTTGTTTTTCCTGAATTGCTCAAAAATAGTGTGGCGATTGTAGCGCATGTAAAGAAAATTTAAGGCAGCATAGGAATAAACGAAGCAGTCAAGAGCCTCGTTTCTATCGCCAGCTTTTTTCTTCCACTCTCGGACTGCAAAGCCTTTGACGTATCGAACGACCTGTCTTTCGGCGGTTAGTTGCTTGAAATACTCTGCTCCCGCCTCTGCGTGAAAATGGATATAACCAGGCCCGACCTCGTTGTGCTTTAGTCGGCCAAACAGTGTTGTTTTGATTGTGTCAACGCCGACAGGGAAGACTTGTGCTGAGTTTTTTAGAACTTGCCCTTTGTAATTGATGTCTACCTTGCTTGGCTTGCCAATTGGCGGTTTGTTCCGTTGCGATTGGCCTTTAAGCGCAAAAACATTCTTGGCTTGACGCTGTCTGCAGTATGCATAAACCTCAGATGTAAAGTGACCTCCAGAGTCAATACCAACCGCGGAAACCTTTATTTGCCTACCGTCAGAAGTTGGGTAAGTGCGATTGATCACATCATCAACTTGATCCCATAGCTTTTTGCCTGCAGGGTCGCCATATATTTCGTTATGCGAAATTAGCCAAGATTCTTCACCCTCTGCCCATGCATACATTCCAATTGCAACCCGATTATCTTGAACATCAACGCCAACAGTGAGAATTGATGCCTTTTCCGGCACCTCGCTGGCTGGGTAAAATTCAGCCCTTTCACGTAACCCTTCTGCCCCGAGCTTTGCGCCAACTTCTTCCTCCCACGTTTCGCCCAGCACAGTGTTGACAAAGGTTTTAAGCAAAGGCGCGTCGTTTTTCGCACGTAAAAACTCTCCGACAATCTCTTCCCAACTTTTCCAGCCCAACGGCGAATAAAGGCTAGACAAGTGAAATCCAACAGTGCGGGGATCTTCAGATGTTGCTGTTGCACGCCATTCCCCACGACGCAGCATCTCGCTTTTATAGTGCTCTTGTATATGCGTGCCGCACGACTCACACACATAAGCAGCAGTTTTAGGATCAGAATCGCGCCACTGTATATTCTTCCATTGCAACCACTGCATGTGATCACAATGTGGGCACGGGACAAAGAAACGGCGTTGATCACTCGCGAGATACTCTGTCTCAATTCTGCTCATATCCTTTACGGTGGGTGTTGACGTAAGGATAATTTTTCGACGTGAGAAAGTAGAAGCGCGGCGCTCAGCCAATGCACAAGGATCACCCTCGCCGTCAACGTCGGAAGGAAAAGCGTCAACCTCATCAAGCAAAACCCATCGACACGGAGCAGAACGCAAACCAGTCGCAGAATTTGCGCCCGTCAACAATAAAATACCTCCAGGGAACTCTTTTGAAAACATCGTATTTCCCGAATCTCTACTTCTAGCTGGCGCTACCTTTTCGGCCAAACAAGGAGTCTCATGAATCAACGAATCAAGTCGCTGCTTACTCAACCTTTTAGCCATATCAATCGTAGGCTGAACAAACATTGCGGGGCCTGGCGCGTGAGCAATCATGTACCCCACAACATTGTTGATCCCCTCGGTCTTGCCAAGCTGAGCACCAGCCATGAACACCACTTTTTGCACAGGGCTGCTGGACGACATGCAATCCATGATCTCCTTTAGGTAAGGAGTCCTGTCAGTACGCCACGGTCCTGGCTCGGCGGAAGCCTTGTTGCTCAGCATTCTGTACTGATCAGCCCACTCCGAAACCGTCAAGTCAGGATCAGGGCGAAGCCCGTCTAAAAAAGCTTCTCGATACAGGGCAGCTCCGTCACGCATCGGTCAATCGCTCCAATGCTTTTCGCATTTCTTCAGACAATGATTGATGGAT